TTGATATTATTTACATAGAGAACTAGAGATGGCAGAACGTAAAAAACGCACCCTTGCTCTGGAACTCACCACAAGCAATCAAGATATTTATACGGTTCCGACACGATTCACAACTGACATCAACAGCATCTACATCAACAATGCTTCTAGTTCGTTGGTTACGTTTAGTTTGGATTGGTACGAGGCATCGACAACAACTTATCACACCCTTGCTGAAACAGTTGAACTGCCAGCAAACTCGCTACTACAGATTACAGATTACCCCTTATATCTGATTGGTGGCGACAAACTACGCGGACTTGCAAGCGCAAACACTTCCGTAAACATTTCAATATCCCTTGAGGAGTTCTTCGAAACTTCCTTGTAAACTGCCCATAAGGAGAATACCCAATGGCAATCACTACTGCAATGTGTACCAGCTTTAAGTCTGAACTTCTGGGCGGTACACACGATCTCGACACAGACTCTCTTAAACTTGCTCTCATTAAAGCTACCCCAACCGGTACTTATGATGCAACAACAACTAACTACTCTGACGTGACAGGTAATTCAGACGAAGCAACCGGCACTAATTACACTGCAGGTGGTCAGGCTCTCGACTCAGCAACAATTTCTATCGATGGCACTACTGCTATTGTTGACTTTGCTGACGAAGTGTTTGCAAACGTCACTGTTTCAGCAGATGGCTGTATTATCTATAATACTGCCGCAGCCAACGCTGCAATTGCAGTCATCGACTTTGGTGGAACTGTTTCTGCTACTGCTGGTGACCTGACAATTCAGTTCCCTACTGCTGACGCTGCGAATGCTGTAATTCGGATAGCCTAATATGGCAGTGTATGACTCCGCTGACGGTATTTATGGAATCGGTGTATACGGTACTGCTGTATACGGCGTAGTATCTGCTGTTAAACTTATCGACGGTGTAAGTGCAGCAGGTAGTACCCGGCATATTCATTTATCCGGCTTCGGAGTAAACATACACGATTATCCTTACGGGGTTAGTGCGACAGCATCTCTAGGTACCGTAACGCTGCACCTTGATAAGGCGGTAGTTGGTGTATCTGGAACAGCATCTCTAGGGTCTGTAACTCCTAACTTAACAAAGGCAGTAAGCGGATTCGGTTTAGCGTCTTCACTAGGCGCAATTGATACGGCTATTACTGTTTACTCTCCTAGTCTTCTAGCTACTACCGCTGTAAACGACAACTGGGATATTAGATCTATTAACTATCTCCCAGTAGGGGGTGTTAGTGCTATTGCCTCAGTTGGAGATGTTGACGCGGGTGCAGCCGAACCTCTGAGTAGCGTTCAAGCACAAGGACAGATCGGTACGCCGTATGTGTCTCAAGCAACGACAAAACTCACTCCTGTTGTAGCTACAGTTTCACTAGGTATAGTAACAGAGAGTCACGATACAAAATATCCTATTGTGGGCGTTTCAGCCGTCGGTTCTGCTCATACTGTTTTCGAAAATCCGAATGAATCACTTGACAGTGTAGATGCTACAGCCGAATTAGGCACTCTACAGGTTAATGTTTCTGAGTTTACGAACAGTGTTTCTTCTCAGGGCAGCGCAGGAACAGCAACTGCAGCAGGGGTAGTTACTTTGTTTGATCCTAACAACTTCAGTAGAGCAAGAACAGTTATACTCGCTGAAGTGCAAGCAGCGCGAAGGGCAGCATAACTATGGCTATGAAGTGGCAAGATAAAGATCCCGACGACCAGATCGATTATTCTGTGGATTGGCTTTCTCGTCTAGGTACAAACACAATCGATAATATCGTATGGAAGATATACGACGCTACTTCTGGTAACTTTATAATCTGGCCTCAAGGTAGTGTACATAACGGTCTTCAGTACGTAAGCAGCACTAACACAAACACTGTTGCTACCTTGTATCTAGGCTTGGGTACGGCCTTTCAAACTTACAGCATTATCTGCCGCATGACTGCAAGCGATCAAACCGTAATTGAACAAGAAGTTCGTCTTCGTGTAGTGGAGAAAAATTAAATGGCATACGATTTCTTGGGATTGACAAACGATATATGTCGTCGGTTAAATGAAACTGAGTTAACATCCGCACAGTTCCCTGTAGCTTTAGGTGTGTACTCGCAGTTAAAAGACTCTGTTAATGCGGCTGTCCGTGATATTAATCAGTCACATTTTACATGGCCTTTTAACCACAACTACGATCAGATAACTTTGACTGCAGGCCAGATGCGGTACCCTCTTCCTGCGAACACAAAGTACACTGATTTTGATACGGTTCGTTTAGAAAGAGACTTGGCTCTTGGTGTTACAGCAAAGCGTCTTACGCAGCTATCTTACGACGAGTACGTCAATAGGTATATCGATCAAGAGTATATAACTAACGTAGCAGAAGGTTCAGCACCTGAGTACGTTGTCAGATCACAAGACGGCGACATAATCGTAGCCCCTATGCCTGACAAAGCATATTCTATAAAGTACGAATACTATATGTACCCAGCCGACTTGGTGAATGATACAGACGTACCGACAATCCCGTATAGATATCGGCACGTTATCGTAGACGGGGGGATGTACTATGCGTATATGTTCCGTGACAATATTGAGTCTGCACGTACAGCATTTCAAAAGTTTGAAGCGGGAATGAAGCGTATGCGTACACAAAGTATCAACGAAAACGTTTACGCAAGGGCGGTTTAAATGCCGGATCGTTGGACTACCAACGCCTTTGAACTCAAGGGCGGCTTGATTACAAACCTGTCTCCTTTACAGCATGGCATAGGTGCTCCGGGTTCTGCTCGTATCCTACGCAACTTTGAGCCGTCGCAATCTGGCGGATACCGTAGAATCGAAGGATATTCTAAGCACGATGCGGCTACTGTCGGAAACACAGGTCCTATTCGAGGCATTACGTACTACAGCGGACACGTATACGCTGCACAGAACAATGGGTTGTACAGATCAACAGGGTCTGGATGGACAGAAATTACGAATAACGCCGCGTTTAACAGTGCAGGTGTAAATTTAAATGCAGGAGCAGATAAGGTACGGATACTAAAGTATAATTTTAGTGGTACAGAAAAACTTATGCTTGTAGACGGAACGAGCAAACCATTTACCTTCGACGGCACAACCTTTAAAGAACTTACATCTCTGTCCTCTGATTTTACCGGATCTAATTTTGTAGTTAATTTCAAGAATCACATAGTCATTGCAAACGGCAATACTGTACTTTTTTCTGCGCCGTACGAAGATGAAGACTTTACAAGTGCTTCTGGCGGTGGTATAATAAACGTAGGCGATGAAGTTACTGGTTTAATAGTATTTCGTGATCAACTTATTATCTTTAGTCAGAGCCGGATCAATCGTCTTGTAGGATCTAGTGTAGGAGATTTTGTTCTTCAGCCTGTTTCTCGTGATCTAGGATGTGTAGAGCCAGATACAATTCAAGAGATCGGCGGCGACATAATGTTCTTAGGGCCAGATGGCCTTCGTTTGTTTTCCGCCACAGATAGAACGGGCGATTTTGGGCTATCAGTAATTTCCAAGCCCATTCAAACTGAAGTCTTAGACTTGGTTCGCACAAGTTCTGTCTTTGCGAGTTGTGTTATTAGAGAAAAAAGCCAATATAGGATTTTTGGATACAACAGTTCGACGCAACCATCTGCCTCTAAGGCAATAGCAGGAACACAGCTTCAGGAAACTATTGCTTGGAACGACTTGCGGGGCTTTAAAGTATATTCTGTTTACAGTGAATACGACGGCAGCACGGAATACATTTATTTTGGCGGAGACGACGGGTACGTATATAGAATGGAACAGGGCAACACTTTTGACGGTGTAAACATAACTGCAACATTTGCTACACCATTTGTCCCTCTGCAAGACCCGAATCTACGTAAGACACTATACAAAGCCACCACGTACTTTGACGCAGACGGCATATTCGATGTTCAGCTATCTGTAAAGTATGACTTTGATCAGGCAGGTTCTGTTCAGCCTGCACCTATTTCACTGAGCAATTCTACGGGGGCTTCAATAACATACGGATCAGGCGCATTCGGAACCGCAACGTTTGGTCAAAAACAACGTGCAATTTATCAGGTTCCTGTGACAGGATCTGGATTTACCGTTTCATTGTTATATGAAACACTAGGACAAACAACCGACTCGACATTTACCATAGATGCTGCAACTGTCCAGTACGCATTGTATGGAAGGAGATAACAAATGGGTACAGGCTACACCAGAAACGATACCGCGAACAATATCGCAGACGGTAACGTAATTAATGCTGCAGATTTGGACGGTGAATTTGATGCTGTTCAAGCTGCATTTAACGCTTCAACTGGTCACTCTCACGATGGCACGACAGGCGAAGGCCCGAAGATCACTTCGGCAGGTCTAGCTGCGGGGGCGGTAACATCTGCCTCAATCGCCAACGATTCCGTTGCGTTAGGAACGAAGACTACCGGTAACTACGTTGCTGCAGGTGCAGTATCGGGTGTCGGTTTGTCTGGTTCGGCTTCGGCTGAAGGCGCAACTTTCACTGTGACATCTAACGCGACAGACGTGGATACTGGAAATACTATTGTGGCAAGAGACGCCAACGGGGATTTTTCTGCTTCAGACATAACCGTAAACAACCTCATTGCTACCGGTAACGTAGACGGACGGGACGTTTCAGCAGATGGTGCAAAACTAGATGGTATCGAAGCAGGCGCAGACGTAACAGACAGTGCTAACGTCGGCTCTTCCTTGACAGGGTTTGCAAGCGGTGCGGATGCTGCTTCAGGCGACTTGATTCCTGTGTATGACATATCTGCAGGTACGTGGGAAAAGCACACTATTGCAGACACCGCGTTGGTAGGTCCAACTGGTCCGACAGGTGCAACGGGTCCTACTGGTGCGAACGGTGCAGCGGGGCCGACTGGTCCAACTGGTCCAACTGGTCCAACGGGGGAAGCGGGTACAGTAGCTGGGCCAACTGGTGCTACTGGTCCTACAGGTCCGGCGGGATCAAACGGAGACACTAGAGCGACTGGTTAGAAGAGTCCGGCGAGGGAAAGTGTTTCCACGTAGCCCACTCGCG